TTGAATATAGATTTAACTTCTTTTTGTAATGCAAGATCTGTTAAAGATTCTGCAAATCGATCAATAGACATGTTACGTCTATCAATCCAATACACACCTCCAACACCTCCAACTACAGAAAATTTATCCTTACAACCTTTTTGTGTGGATATATAATCAAACCTATCTAATACCCCACCTGTACCTAATACTAATTTAGCAGTATTGTTATCTTGAATAAGAGACTTATCATTAACTGCTAATACACCGAATGCTTCATCCTGCCAGAAATATAAAGACTGCCCATATTCTAACATAGCATTAAGAGAACCATATTTACTATCTACTTCCAATGTTTCATTAACGCCAAACTTAGTCCAAGAATCAATATATTCTCCATTTATTTTTGCATTAGAAGCTCGCACTTGTGTATCAAATACTGTTTCTATTTGCCTACTTTCATCTATAGATATTAATGCTGCTACTAAAGGTTGTTGAGAATATACGGTATTATATTTATACATGTCATCTGTTTGATTATATACTCGTATATTATCATAAGAATCTGTAAACATATGCGCACCAAGTTCTTCCTGTATCATATAAGAATATGTAACATTATATTGCTTGTGCATTTCAAAATCACTAGATCGTAAGTTACAATTTATAGAAGATTCCAAAGGCACATAGATTGCTTCACTACAAGAATCACCAGGAGTATTACCTTCCACTTTTGATAAATCATATAATAATGTAGATACGTCAAAATAATTTATAAATGTATCACCATAATTACAATTATATTCGACTCCTTCTTCATATATTATATCTGAACAAGGAATCATATTATTATATTGTCTATTCTCATATGTTAATCCACCATATTGAGAGTTCCAACAATTATTTTTATAATTAATAAGAGCTAAAGTTTGTCCTTCTGCTGACCAATTGTTATTGGCATATTTAACAACAATTCCACTACAACCTTTTGCATCAATATCATTTGTATCATTATAGTTATAAAACGTTGTACCACCAACTATATTATTTGCTGGATCACCTTCTATTGGTATAACACTTACAGTATCAACAATATCAGTATAATCATTACTATTGAAATTTGCCCTTGCAGTATTGGCTCTACACTTAATTATAGATCTAGTATCAACATAAGTATATCCCCCAGTTGTTAATTTATCATTATTAAAATTAGTTAAATATTCTAAATAATCATTGCCAGATTTTGTAATATTTTTAGTTATATTTATTTCAGGAGATACTAACTTTACTAAATTTTCATTATCAGACGAATAATAATTTAATGGTAAAATACCAGTACTAAGATGCAAACCACTTACATCAACAAAAGGATATGCTAATGCTTGTGTAACTATTTGACGATCTTCTCTATTTCTAGGAACCCTATAAACTTGTGCAGAAACTGCATCCGTTGGCCATGATCCAGATTTAATTGTAATAACAGGATATATACGTCTAACTTGTCCTAAAGAAAAAAATCTATTAGAAATAACACCATATATATCACCTACCATTTTTGGAATCCTAAGATCACAAATCCATTTTGGTTCTGTATCTTGACCTCTTTTATTTTTAAAACTTATAAATAATCTATATACTTCATCTCGTTGCCAAGATAATTTACCACCGTTTAAAGGACTAGAATAATTACTGTATGATCCATTGGTTATTGTACCAACATAATATGTTGATGCGGTGTTTGCTATATTATCTACAATAATATCTTCCCATGCAAATTCTATAGAAATATTAGGTCCTTCTGCTCCTAATGTAGTCCCATCTGACTTATAAATATATTGATAAAAATAACTAGCATCATTATCTGGATTATTATAGTCGTTAATACCATCGTGATCCTCATGATAATTATGCCATCCTGCTATATTCCAAGCAGAAGGATCAAAAGGATCTGTTGGTGCTAATATTGAACATGTGCCATACGAATGAGATATATCTCTAGGATGAGCTACTATGGTTGTAGCACCAGTTGCAATATAATTATATCCAAATACAGGACCCCCTATAGTACTATTATATAATTCACATCTTGATATAATAGGCGTACCAATAAACATAATTTCTGGAGCAGTTACTTCAAAAATTAAATCTACACCATTCCATATCGTATTTATAAAACTTATATTACTAGAGGATATGGTATATACATTATAACCATTTCTATAGGTTAAATCCATCCTATCCGCTAAACAACTTACCGCTAAATAACCTGGGATATCTGTTAATGTTCTATCTGCTGGAATTCCAGCCCATTCCTTAAAGTTATATATAGATATATAAATGCTATTTGGCCCCCAATATTGAGTAGTAACATAATCATAATCATCTTCAGGAGATTCATCTAATAAATGAACATTAACATAATCGTACCCACTTCCAAATTCAGTATATGATTTATATCTAACTGCCCTAGCATCAAAGTCAGATATATTAAATGTTTTCTTTTCTATATTACCAGCAAATAAAATATTATTTTTAGTAGCAAGTTCCTGACAAATAAATATTTCTGTTGCATCAATCGAAAACTCATCGACTGTCAATTCTGTTATAACAGATCCAATATCTGTAATTGTTATACTATTATTATCTAAATTAATAGGAATATCGGCAGCTACATAAATACCTGGTGTTTGATTAAAACTTTCATAATGAACTCTTATTAATTTTAATCTATTAAAGGTATCATTTCCAGAAAGATTTATATTTACAATAAATCCTTTTGACTTTACTGAATCTACACCATCTCCTTCATAATATAAATCATTTACATAATAGTCATTATCAGATGTAATATGTACAGGATCACTAATATAAGATATTGCAGACTCTGCACCATTTTCTATATACAATTGATATGCATAAAATACCATACCAGTTGATATAGTTCCTGTTGTGATACCAGTAACAATAGGTTTACTTAATACTACATTTGGTAAAAATTCAAATTTATCAATTCCCCAATAATCACCATCAACTGTAAACAACTCTCCTGTTGTAGTGCAGTTCTTATTAATATTAATATATCTCAGAGGATTTAAACCATCTGTCCAATAAACTTTTTGAATATTTGGAGTTTCATATCTAGATACTGCTTTTATCGGATAGTTAATATTTAAATTTAATCTCGAATCATCTATATTATATTCATCATCATACAATATTTCTAATGTATTAATAGAACCGTAGGATGATCCATTTAATGTTAATTTATATATTTGAGATCTTTGAATAGTATCTGTAGTAAATAATATAATAGAATCTCTTAATTCTACACCACCAACAATATACATATCTTCTGGTATACCATATGCAGTAATATCAACAACTCTACCCGTTCCACTAAAAGTTAAACCATTTGCTATTGTACACGTAAATGTAGAATATATGGAATAAGTTACATTATTATATATAACAGTTTCTCCTGCAACTAGATATACGTGACCATCTATCAGAGAAGTTGTATTTAAAAAAGCATAATCCCCAATAAACTTATTACCCTTTATATTTTCTATTGCCCCTGTGGTATTAAATCCAGAACTTATAGGTCTGAAATTTTCAGCATATATATATTTTTGATTATCCAATAAAGAATAATGCAAGTCTTTTGACATGCCTTTCATAAAACCATTTACAACTTTTTCAGCCATAATTAATTATGATTATAATAATATTGAGCTTGACCAAGCGTAGAAAATCCTGAATTATGTTCTTTTAATTCTGGTATTAATCTAATCCAAGCATTTTTTATACTTTCTAACTTATCGGCATTAGGCATTAAGGCATCCCCATATGCTTGCTTACAATAAAAGTTCCAAGATCTCCTAGCATCATAATATACAGCATCCCTGACTCTACCTTCTGCCCATTTAGGATACATTAACTTCATATTAATATACCAATAGATTGCTTCTTTAAAACTAATCTCATCTGGTATCATCGGATAACCATCACAATCAGTTGGTATAGCTTGATATGCCATCATTATATAACCT